CAGTGGCTTACGTAGAAAAATTCTACAATAACACTGTACACTATCGTGTAAATTCTACAGACGGATTTACTGATGGTACATCAGGATGGGTAAAATACTCTTTAGGCTCAGAAGCAGCTGGTGCAGATTCTACACCGGTATCTGGACAGGGTGTTATCGACGTTATCTAATAACGGTATTAACAGTGCAGGGGAGGGTTTTAACTCTCCCTTGTACTGTTATAAATACAAGTAACATATGGCAAAAACATTACGCACATCAGGGGATTATACAATAAAAGCTGGAGCCGGATTCAACACAGGCACCGGAGAACATAATATAACTTTAGATTCTAGATATGTAAGAATAACCGGAGATCTTACCATCGATGGTGAACAGACTGTGATCAACACACAAACACTGTCAGTGGAAGATGCTATTTTGGTGTTGAATAGAAATGACTCTAGTAATGCAACCACAGGATCAGATTCAGGAATATTAATAAATCGCGGAGAAGTAGGAATAAATGCTGCTTTTTATTGGGACGAAAGTTTAAATTTATTTAAAGCAGTGACTACCTCATCAGGTGGCGGTGGTGCATTGGGCACAACCATCACTGACCTAGCACTAACAAACATAAGAGTGGCAGAACCATCTAACAATTCAGACGCAGCCACAAAATATTATGTGGATAACAGTGCAGCAGGCATGAGCAGCTTTTCTCTAGCAGGTGACTCTGGAACCACACAAACAGTGGTGGATGCAAACACAGTAACCATAGCGGGCAGCACGAACATCAGCACAGCAGCGTCAACTGCAGACACCATAACAATTAATTTAAATCAAAATTTAAACAACATTAATTCTATCAGCAACGGATCGACCAACGGAGAACTAACGCTGACTGCTAATGGCACGGGCAGTGTAATCGTTAATAACATTTTAACATTCAATAGTAATGCAAGTACCCCAACTGCTACAGCAATTACCAAATTATACAGCAAAACAGTGGGCGGCGGAGGCACAGGCGTATTTTTTATCAACTCAGCAGTAGGTTCAGGTACCGAAGACGAATTGATAAGTAAGAAGAAAGCAACTGCATTAGCGATTGCTCTAGGATAAAGATATGGCCATTACACAAAAACTTTGCAATTCAGGATTGACTGCTGGAGCACACGTATTTGAAGCCGCAGCCAGCGTGGCCGTGACCACAATTCATCTCTGCAACATCACTGCAGGAGACGCTACGGTGAACATATACCTGTTGCCCTATGATGGATCGACCACAGTGCCAACACAAAATAATAAAATTTATAACACCCTTACAGTGAGAGCACTAGATACTTACATAGTCGATTCTGAAAAATTAATACTGTCAACCGGAGACAAGATTTATGTTGAGACTCCAGATTCGTCAGGATTGATAGTGGCCACCATATCAACGATAGGATTATAAACCCATGGGTAGATCATTAAAGAACACATCTTTAAATGGCAGCGTAAATTCTGTTGCATTGCCTAGAGGCAGCACAGCATCACAACCAACCAGTGCTGTGGCAGGTATGTTGAGATACAATACCACATTGAACATGTTGGAATATTACAATAGCTCTAGTTGGAAACAGATACAAGGTGGCACTGGTGGAGTCGGCACTGTTACTAGAAATTCTTTTACACTAGATGGATCTACATTAGCGTATGGTCCGTTATCATTTACACCAGCTGCAGATCAAAATGTTTTAGTATTCATTGAGGGCGTTTATCAAAAAGATAATCTATATGATATATCTGGAACTAATATAACATTGGCATCAATCCTAGCAGGTGATTCAGGGAAAACACTAACCGTTTTACACGGTTTTGATCAAGTTTAATTTAATTATTCTATAGAAACAAAGTCGATCCAAGTACCAGGAGAACCGGCCTTGACACACACCCAACCCAATACAGAACCCGTAACAGGCCGAGTATTCCAAACTATGTCACCTTGGCTGTACGTGCCAGCCACAGGGGGTTCGCTATCATACTGATGTATCTGACCTTGAAATCTAATAGGACCAGCCACATCTAAATCAGCTTTGGGTTTTCTAACTTTGATTCCCACTCGATTATCATGAGATATGAACAGTGTGGGTTGACTGCTAGAGCCTATGCTAAAATCATCTGAATTTACTGTGCCTACATAAGCCACAGAACCTATCACATCTGTGGTTATCTCTATGCCATCTTTTACTAGTCCCAATACTCCTGTGGGATTGTTTGTGTTTATTCCTACTTTATTTTTATAGGCATAAAAAGTATCTGCAACATTTAAATCAGTTAATACTCCCACTTCTTGTAATTTAGATTTAGTTACAGAATTGCCCAATCGATCTTTCCAAAGCACCTCATTGCTGTTGATTCTTACAGAATTTAACACATCTAAATTATCAGCTTTGGCACTGGTGTAATAGAGCGTGGCACATGTTATTTTGCCTTTGATTTCCACATCATTTTCTATCATGATTTTATCATCAGACACAGTAACTCTTTTTTTGGAAGCATTATCGTCTATCCCTGTGCTGGCAAAATTTGTTATGGTTCCGCTATCTATTTTATCTCCCGACAATTCTCGATCACTGATGATATTATTATGGCTGGATAATTTACTCAGTGTTTCTTCTAATTTTTTTTCAGTCCACTTCAATTTTTGATTAATAGAATAATTTTCGCTGTTTAATCTTTCGATATACGCTCGAGTGATTTTTTGTACTAAATCTTCCACCCCCTGTTTTATGCTAAGTGTTATAGATTGTTCTAATTCGTTTTCTATTTTTATTAATCCACTCTTGATTGTTTCATTTTCTTTTTCTATTAAATTAATTTTATTTGCTAATGTTTGATTATTAGAATCTTGACTGTTTAATTTTTGATTAATAGAGTAATTTTCACTGTTTAATTGCTCTATATAATCACCCGTAACTTTCTGTACCTGTTCTTCTACAATCTGTTTGATGCTGAGTTCTATGGACATATTATCACATATTTATAGGTACTATTATTCAGTAAAAAAAGTTATAAATAACTGGTAAAACTATGTCTATACAACGAATTCCAGGTCAAATGCTTGAGTCAAACTTGACTCGTAGTACGGATCTAGCATTCCAAACAAATCTATTGTATCTAGATGTGTCCAATTCTCGAGTGGGCATACGTACGGCTTCCCCAGGCAATTTTGCTCTGGATGTAAACGGCACAGCACGGTTCCAAAACTCAGTTGAAATCACAGGAGATTTAACAGTCACAGGTACTACCACTGTGGTCAACACCACCAACATGGAAATTGAAGACAACATATTGTTGTTGAACAGCGGTGGCAGCGTGGGCAACGATGCTGGTATAATGATCAAAAGACAAGATTCAGGCAACAATGCAGCATTTTATTGGGATGAAGGTGCAGACAAATTTAAAATAGTGACCACCACATCTGATGGCAGCACAGTGACCAATATTGATGACACCGCTTATACTAGATTGGCAGGTGCCGATCCAGTAGATAATCAAGATTTTGTTACATTGCAATCAATGAACACTGCCATTGCAGTTGCAACGTCGACCGCTTTGGGCAATTTTGATTTTTCAAGCAGCACCATTATACAAACTTCGACCAATGCTGATTTTGAGATGGAGACTGCTGGTACAGGTAATTTTGTGCTGTCCGGCACAGCAGGGTTGATACTACCCAAAGGGACTACTGCACAGAGACCCACAGGACAAACAGGCATTATAAGATTTAATAACGACACCAGCAAATATGAAGTGTGTCTCGACGGCAGCACATGGACTGCATTAAAAACTGAAGCCACATCAAAAACAGTATTAAAAGATGTGTTCACCGGTGATGGCAGCACACAAACTTTTATATCTGTCAACGTAACCACAGCACCAGAAAATTTAATTGTTTATATAGACAGTGTTATGCAAGAACCAGATGTGAACTACATCACCGACGGAACAACTTCTGCAATAACCATTACAGATGAAGCTCCGCACATAGGTGCTAGAATAGTGGTAATCAGTGGATTCGCTGACGATTTAATATAGAGTAATACCGTTTTTATCCACGGAGAATTTAAACATTACAAGTTTACCAGTTAATTGATTTAGTACCCCAATTTCCGGAATCACATTTAATTTGTTCTGCTCTTGAGTCATTAAAAAATGATACAGATCTGATCCTTCTAGCCACCAAGTGCGTACACCCAACATATTATAACTTTGATCCACTTGAATGGGATTTTTATAACTTTCACAGATTGAAATTATTTTTTTAACATATTCATTCATTTTATGCACAAGATCCGGACGATGTTGAAGAGTTCTAGGTGACCTGTTACGGCAAGTGGGCAACCACTCTACAACCACGTGATATTTTAACAGTCCTATCTTATTTTGATTCTGCATATTTTTTATAAAAATTTAAAAATTCTTTTTGATCCATGTGAGAAAAATTCGTAACTTTTTCAAATAATTTAATTTTGTTACCTTTGGCAGCTCTAACGTAGAGAAATCGAGTACCGGGGTACAATGTTAGTAGTGCCCTAAATGCCGGTGTTTCTTGTGCAGGATCTAATAGATAATCAAACACAGCAATTACGGGGCTGCCGATCCAACAGGCCAGTGCAAGACTCATGAGCTGTTGAGAACAAGTGTTGGGGTTCCACTGATACTCCCGCAGGTCTTCAAAAGTCGGCAAACATTCTATGCCTTTTTCCCACACATATTTGGCATAGAGATTGCGAGGAGCCACAATTGTGGTGTTATCGCTGCGTTGTTTCATTAGGATGTCCAACTGTTCTGTGGAGTTGGTGCATACATAATCTGCAATGTTATGCTGTTTTTGCATGCCTGATACTATCAATGTGTTAGCACAGCTTATCACAGCAGAATCCACTGCATCTGCACCCAATTCTCCTATTACTGCTATCAAATGACTTGGCATATATGTTGTTATTACGAGTATTTAACAACGGATTTATATACAAAAAAAATAAATAACTAGTAAAACAATTACAAAAACTCGAGGATTTAACAATGGCTATCGGACGTATATCAGGACAGATGCTCAAAGCCAACCTGCAAAGGTCTGGCGTTGATTTAGCATTCGAAACAAATTTATTAGTATTAGATGTTACCAACTCATACGTGGGTATTGGTACAGCTACTCCATCAAGACAATTACACATTTCAGGCACAGGTGCAATACGATTACCATCTGGAACAGACGGTGAAAGAGGATCTGCAGCCAACGGAGATATTAGATACAACACCACCCAAGGCTACATCGAAGGATACAGCAATGGCACATGGAAGAATTTAACAGACCAAGGTATTGATTCAGTAGCTGAAGACACAACACCACAATTGGGTGGCGACTTAGACATCAACGGGTTCAACATAACTTCAGCGAGATCCAACGAAGACATCAACATTATTCCAAGCGGCACAGGCTCTGTTGCAATTACTAAAGTAGACATCAACGGTGGAGCCATTGATGGTACTGTGATCGGTGCTAGCTCTGCAGCAGCAGGTACGTTCACAACTTTAACTGCCTCTACATCATTAACTGCCAACACCATTGTTACCAATGATATTTCTTCTACAGATTCAACTGCTATACAGATCAATGATGGAGCAAACATCAGCGGCACACTGACTGCCAACACTTTCAGTTCATCAAGTGCAACTATCACTGGTGGAACCATCACTGGCGTAACCATCAATAACTCCGCAATCGGTGGATCGACAGCAGCAGCAGGTGCATTCACAACTTTAACAGCATCTACCAGCGCAACTCTCAGCCCATCTGGTGCAGTGACCATAAACCCAACCACAGCTGGCACGATCAACAACATGAGCATTGGTGCCACAACCGCAGCAGCAGGTACATTTACAAACTTAACAGGTAACGGCACGATCACTATCACAGGAACCACAACAGGTTCAATGAACAACGTGGCTATCGGAGCTGCAACTGCAGCATCTGGAAAATTTACTACAATTGAATCATCAGGTAACCTTACAGTGGGTGGTAACTTAACTGTTAATGGTACTACCACAACAATTGAATCATCAACTTTAACAATTGAAGATCCACTTATTATTTTAGCAAAAAATAATTCAGGTGGAGCGGGCAACACATACGATCAAGGTTTATTATTCAACAGAGGATCGTTGAGCAACGTATCTTTCCTTTGGGATGAATCAGCTGACGAATTTGTGTTTGCTGTCACAGCATCAGAAACAGGTGCTACAGCAGGCAACGTAACTATCGATTCTTATGCAAATTTTAGAGCAGGCACAATTAATGGTACCACAGTCAATGGTACTTCATTTGTAACAGATGGTATCACTATTGGATCAAACAACATCTCTGCCACAAGATCCAACGATGATCTAGTGTTATCAGGTTCGGGCTCAGGAAAAGTTGTATTAGGTTCAGCCACACTAGGTGCTACATCATTCGGTGACAACGATATCACCAACGTGGGTGACATCAACGTTGACTCTGTGAGCTCAGACAACGGCACAGATTTTGCTTTAGTATTAGATGACAACCAAGCAGCAGCATTAACCATCAAAGAAGGCGTTAACGCATATCTAACTTTTGTTACCACAAATAGTTCAGAACAGATCACACTAGGCAAAAAATTAGCAGCAGGAGCAGTGGAAGTGGCAGGATCAAACTTCACAATCACTGGTGGTACTATCAATGGTTCCGCGATCGGTGGATCGACAGCAGCAGCAGGTGCATTTACGACTTTAAGCGCATCTACCAGCGCAACTCTCAGCCCATCTGGTGCAGTGACCATAAACCCAACCACAGCTGGCACGATCAACAACATGAGCATTGGTGCCACAACTGCAGCAGCAGGTACGTTTACCACAGTTAACACCAACGATCATATCGTGATAGGAGCTGACGGCAAAGCAATTAAAATTGGTGCAAGTGGAGATCTACAAATAGCACACGATGGCACAGACACCACTATTAACAACCAAACCGGAATATTAAAAATAGATGGGGCCGCTTCTAGCTCGATCAAGATCAATGCTGCAGCCGCCGACGTGGACACACAAATTTCAGGAGACACAGTTGTTTCTTTATTTTACGTGGACGCATCAGCTGACAAAATTGGTATTGGTACTAGCACTCCGACCTACATATTAGACGCAGGTTCGAACACAGGTGCTATCAGAGTACCAAACGGCAACACTGCTGCGAGACCCACTGCACACACAGGTGTAATTAGATTCAACACTCAATTGGGTGTGTATGAAGGTTCACAGGATGGATCCACATGGATACAGTTCACTATGGGAACAGGTGGCACAATTGCTATCAACAAAGTTACCACAACAGGTGATGGTTCAACATCAACATTTAATGGCTTCTTCTCAACAGCACCAGCCACAGCCAACAACGTCATGGTGTATATCGACAACGTTTATCAAGAACCCACAGAAAACTACACAGTTTCTTCCAACAACATAACATTTACTTCTGCTCCTCACTCAGGTGCTAGAATATTTGCCATTGAAGGTTTTGACAACACTGCTGTGCAAACAGGCGGTGTGGCTAGAACATTGACTGAATCAGTGAATTTTGAAAGTTCTGCAACCACTATTATGAGTTTCAATGCTAGCAATTACAGATCAGCTGAACTGTATGTTCAAGTGACTGATGCTGCCAACACTGAATACTCTTGTATGAAAGCTCACGTGATACACAACGGAACCACTGCTTACATCAACACTTACGGTGTTGTTAACACAGGTGGATCTGACACTGCAACATTGACTGCTACATACACATCTGGCACAGTGAATGTACAAGCGATCAGCACTGGTGGCACATCATCTGCTATCGTACAGTACTCATTGGCTGCAGTATAATTGAGCTGTAAACCATAAAAATTACCAATATTGGGTAAATACTCGTGCAATAGAACGTTCTATTGTAAAATAATAACAATCATGCGGGAGATATGGAACCATGACAACAAGAAACTTTAGAGTCAATAACGGAATATCAGTAGGTGATATCGTAATCGACGCTTCAACAAATAAAATAACAGGATTATCTACATCAGCACCAACAGCAGATGGAGATGTAGCCAATAAAAAATATGTGGATGACGGTTTAGCCGGTTTATCACAAAATTCAATCACTCAAGGCAACTCCAACGTTACAGTAACAGATGCAGGTGTTGGAGCAGTAACTATCCAAGCAGATGGCAGCACTTACTTAACAGTGGCAGCAGCAGCTACCACAGTGGCTAACGGATTAACAGCGTCCAGCACATTAGGAGTAACAGGTAACACCACTCTATCTGGAGATTTGAGCTTAACAGGATCTAACAAAACAGTGACCTTGTCACCAACTGGCACAGGTACAGTATCAATTGCACCAGCCAGCACATTGACTTTGGGTACTGCAGGAGTTACTTCCACTTTAGCAGGTAACATTTCAGCAATCACATCCAACCAAACAGTGACCTTGTCACCAACTGGAAGTGGTACTGTGACAATTGCACCAGCTGGAGCAGTTTCTATCAATCCAACGGCGACCGGTAACATCAATAACATGAACATCGGTGCTACCACTCCAGGCACAGGTAAGTTCTCTACATTAACCACTACTTCCACAGCAGACTTTGGTGGATCAGTGACCATTAATGGTACTTTAACAGTGAGCGGAACACAAACTATTCTTAACACACAAACATTCGAAGTAGCGGACAACCTAATTGGTGTCAACAGCAACGTATCACAACCAGGACAAATGCCTAGATTCTCAGGAATTCAAATTCACAGAGGATCCACTTCAGTGCCAACTGAACAGGATTTATATTGGGTGTGGGATGATGCATACAACGATGATGCATCCACAATATTTCCAGCAGCATCAGGTGGTACTTTCACAGCATTAAGATCCACTCACAACGTGGGAACAGGTACTCCCAATGATGATTTCCAATTAGTGGATATCAGATGCAGAGTTATCAATGCCACAGCAACTTCGGCTCAGTATGCGGATATCGCAGAGAGATTTGCAGCAGATGCTCCAATGACTGAAGGCGCAGTGGTTATGTTGGGTGGTGCACAAGAGATCACAGAAACAGGTGAAGAACTTTCTGATCAAGTTTTTGGTGTTATCTCTTCAAAACCAGCCTACATGATGAATGCAGGTGCGGGTAATAATCAATCACATCCTTTTGTGGCTATGACTGGTAGAACTCCTGTGAGAGTTACTGGTGTGGTAAACAAAGGTGACAGATTAGTATCATCCAGCGTAAAAGGCACAGCTAGAGCTGCTAAAACTGGTGAATCTATCAATCCTTTCCACGTAATTGGCAGAGCTTTAGAAAGCAAATCCGATACAGGTATTGGCATGGTAAATTGTTTCGTCCAAGCTAACAACTAATAAGTACTACACTTCCTCAGTAGTTGAAAAGGGCCGCAAGGCCCTTTTCTCATTTACAGCATAAATATCTATACTGTTTGGCTCACAATGTAATAGAGCTCTGCGAGCATATGCTCGTTGAAATATTTTTATAGAGAGGATCCACCAGTATGGCCATAGGCCGTATATCTGGATCGGTGTTGAAGAGTAATCTTACTCGTAACGGCGTCGATCTAGCATTTGAAACAAACCTGTTGTATCTCGATGTCACTAACAATCGAGTGGGCATAGGAACCTCTGAACCCAACACCACATTACACATAGTCGGCAACACCACAATCACAGGAGATCTTTCTGTGAGTGGCAACATAGTATTTGAAGCAGGATCAATCAACAGTCTAGACACAGGTGCAATATCTATAAACGACAACACCATTGCAGGATCTAGATCCAACGAAGACATTGTCATTCAAGCCGCGGGCACAGGCAGAATAGTATTAAAAAATACTCTAGTGGCCAATACCATTGAATCAGATGACAGCACAGCCATACAGATCAATGATGGTGTGAACATATCCGGAACGTTAAATGCTAAAACTTTAATCACTAACACTATTGGTTCAGAAGACTCATCTGCCATTCAGATCAACGATGCTGTGAACGTATCAGGTGCTGCCACAATCAACAACACCTTGGCAGTAACCAGCACCAGCAGGTTCACGGGTGATGCCACATTCTTGGGATCCATCACGGGAGACACCAACTCACCAGTGACCATAGCACCAGATGGCACGGGTGATGTGCATCTCAACACAGATTCAGTTCGCATAGGTGACAACAACAGTGATGCCACCATTGCCACCAGAGGCACTGGTGATCTGATACTCACAACCAATGAGGGTTCTGGCACAGAGGGCACGATAAGATTATACGATGGTGCCAACGGCAACATAGAACTAGCACCCAACGGCACGGGTGATGTGTATCTTACTACAGATACAGTTAGGGTGGGAGACAGCAACGCCAATGCCACCATCACTACCAATGGCACGGGTGATTTAACATTGAATACCAACTCTGGTTCAAATAGTGGGAGTATTTTAATCAATGATGGAATTAATGGCAATATAGAAATTACACCCAATGGCACAGGATCTATTGTGTTAGATGGATTGTATTGGCCACAAGCAGATGGCTCTGCCAATCAAGTATTGACCACAAATGGTTCTGGACAATTAAGTTTCACAAGTTTAAGTGCTTTCACAGGTATTACTTTTGTAGGTGATGACAGCACAGGCAGCACCATCAACACAGCAGAAACATTTAAAATAGCAGGCACTCAAAATATAACCACAGCAGTGAGTGGAGATACGTTGACCATCACTGGTCCCAATCTATCATCTTATCTAACCAATTCTCCAATCACCATCGTGGGTGATGATAGTACTGGAACCACATTGAACACTGGTGAGACAATCAAAGTTGCAGGCACGCAGAATATAACCACAGCAGTGTCGGGTGACACTCTAACCATAACAGGTCCAAATTTAACTTCTTTCATCACTGCCTCAAGCGCTGACACATTGACCAACAAGACATTTAATGCCAACGGCACGGGAAATTCTATTACAAACATTGAAGTGGCAGACTTTGCCTCTGGAGTGGTTGACACTGACCTATCCGCGGTGTCTGCGAGCGATGACACTGTGCCCTCGGCTAAAGCTGTCAAGGCCTACATCGATGCACAGAACACAGCACAATCGATCACATTTGTTGGAGATGACTCAACTGGAACCGCAGTAAACTCTGGTGAGACAATCAAAATAGCAGGCACTCAAAATATAACCACAGCAGTGTCGGGTGACACTCTAACCATTACTGGTCCCAGTTTAACAGGCTATGCACAAAAAACAGACACTGCAATCACCATAGTGGGTGATGACTCCACCGGCACTGCTGTAACCGTCGGAGAAACATTTAAAATAGCAGGTGGCTCTAATATTACCACTGCTGTATCAGGAGATACTTTGACCATCAATGGATCTAATCCAGCACAGGGTATAACTTTTATCGGAGATGATTCTACTGGCACTGCTGTTGCAGATGGTGGAACTCTACAAATTGTGGGTGCAGGTTCTGTGGATACATCAATATCTGGAAACGTTCTAACCATTACTGGCACAAGTTCTATAGATTCTTTAAACACAGGCGGTTTGTTGATAGACGACAATAAAATTACTGGATCTAGATCCAACGAAGATATTGAGATCAGCACTTCAGGCACAGGTGTTATCACAACCAATGCTTCAATAATTCCTACCACAGATGATGCTGTAGATTTAGGATCATTAACCAAAAGATTTAGAAAAGGATACTTTGGATCTGGCACAGTTTATATAGGGGATCAAACTATCAGTTCCAGCAAAACAGGATTAATATTCAGTGGAAGAATTAACACTCCATCTTCAATGTTGGATGAAAGTGCTAAAATTATTTCTAAGATAGGTATAGACACATCAGAAAAAACAATAGATCGTGTTTCAACTTCTGATATACGTTCATCATTATATTATCAAGTTTATAGAGATGAAATACGTAATGAAGTAATTGCTTCAAAAACTAGTATTGTACACAATGGATTAGAAGCCTTTATGTCTGTGTCTGCTGTGGTTAATTCAACCAGTGTTCTTCCTCATGCAGGACACAATACCTTATCTGCAAGAGTGGTTGGAGATGATGTTTTATATAAAGTCACAGGAGATTCTGCAATAAACAGTATACAATGTTATAGACTTCCATTATTTGACAACACAGGATTAAAAAATAACGGAAGAACATCCACATTGAGATACGAAAATTTATCCACTGCAGAAACAGTAATAGACACTTGGTCTATAGGTGAATATAGATCAGCAAAATATTTTGTATCAGTATCTGATGAAGGAGCAGCGATATCCAACGATTACCTTAATGCAGAAATATCCATGGTTCACAATGGCACCGATGCCTACATAACCACATATAACATAGTGAGTAGTAGTAATGAGAGTTTTATAATATTCACTGCTGACATCAATGATGGTGTTGCTAGATTAAGAGCACGTTCTACCGGTGGAACATTAAATTTAAAACTGCACAAATTATTATTATCAGACACAGAATCAACCGATGAAACTGATTATCAAAAAATTGTTGGCACTACTACCACATCGTCTGCAGCTGCCACTATAGATTCTTTCCACTTAACCGATACTACCGCTGCTTTTTATACACTTTCAGCACACGACACAAACAATAGTCAATCGAGCGTATCCGAAGTTGTTGTAGTACACAATGGACATGATGTAAGTATTACAGTAGGTCCACAACTGTCTACAGATGGTACAATTCATATAGAATGGTCTGCATACATTCGAGGCAATCAACTTTTCTTACAAGCTAGTGGTTCCGAAGGTGAAATAAAAATTACAGGATATCGAATTAGTTTATATAGACCAGAAGCAGGTAATAGCAATGCTAGTTTATCTGCTCAGGGCATTACATTTGTAGGCGATGATTCTACAGGCACAAGAATTTCTGACAACGAAACAGTTAAAATTGCAGGAGGCACAGGAATTACCACATCCATGACGGGTGATGTATTAACAATCACTGCTACCGGAGAAGCCACAGCACAAGGATTAACATTTGCGGGCGATGATAGTAGTGGCACAAGAATTTCAGATGGAGAAACTGTTAAAATTGCCGGATCCGGAGGCATTACTACTGCCATGAGTGGCGATACTCTTACAATTACCGGTCCCACAGCATTTACTTTTAGTGTAGCAGGAGATGACAGCACACAACGTGCAATATCCACAGGAAATACTATTAAATTTGTTGGTTCTAATGGTATAAGCACTGCTACAGACGCAGAAGGTAATGTTACTATAAGTGGAACCACGCTTGTGACATTAAATATAGATGGTGGCGCAACTGCAACTGTTTATGATTTAGCAGTTTTGAGCTTAGATGGTGGATCTGGTTCTTCAACATATGGAGCCGGAGAAACAGCAGTAGACGGAGGCGGAGCATAATATGGCAAATAAAATACAAGTAAGAAGAGACACAGCAGCAAACTGGACTTCAACCAATCCTACATTAAGTCAGGGAGAACTTGGTTTTGAAACAGACACATATAAAATTAAAATTGGTAACGGTTCATCAGCTTGGGTAAACCTAACTTATTTTTCTGCTGCAGGATTATCAGCAGCACAAGGATTAACATTTGTAGGCGATGATTCATCAGGCACAAGAATTTCAGATGGAGAAACAATCAAGATAGCAGGAGCAGGTAGTGTTACTACTTCTATGTCGGGAGATGTATTAACTATTACAGGATCCGGGGGAGGATCAAGCACCATAACAGTGGTAGGAGATGATTCTACAGGAGTTACATTAAATTCAGGAGAAACTATTAAAATTGCAGGTGGTACAGGTATCACCACAGCAGTGTCGGGCGATGTGTTGACTATTACAGGTGTGCCTCAAGCCACTATGACATTTGTGGGGGATGACAGCACGGGTACCACACTTAACAATGGAGAAACATTAAAAGTTGCAGGTGGTACAGGTATCACCACAGCAATAGCCGGAGATGTATTAACTATCACAGCCACAGGCGGTGGTGGAAGTATGGCCAGCAGAGCCAGTCTTGCAGGAACAACATCTAGTTTAGCCAATGGTGCCACAGGTGACCTAACTATCGTAGGATACAAAGGCTATATGCTGTATAAAATTGCAACATCAGCTGCAGCATGGGTAAGAGTCTATGTCAGCACTGCTGCTAGAACAGCAGATGCTAGTAGAGCAGAAGGTGCTGACCCAACGCCAGGTTCTGGAGTTATTGCTGAAGTAATTTCTACAGCATCACAAACAATATTAATCAGTCCAGGAGCAATAGGATTCAGCAATGAAACATCTCCTAGCACAAACATATCATTAGCAGTGACTAACAAGAGTGGTTCCACTGCTGCAATTACAATTACATTGACCGCAGTACAATTGGAGGTTTAAGATGTCTGTTAGAGCGTCGACGTCAGCACCATATGTTAATACTAAAAAATATTGCGTTATGGTTCATACCTATGGAGATTTAGAATCTTTGTACAGTGAATTAGAAACGTTAGACAGCACCCCAAAAGGACTTGAACTTACTAGAAAAATAGAATGTTTGGAACGTAAACCTATAAGTCGTGCCACAGTTTATAGACTGACCGATTGGGAAGCCACACAATTAAAAACAGATCCCAGAGTTAAATCAGTAGAATTACATCCTGATGAATTAGGAATCAAAGCCGGATTATATGCCACAGAACAAACCAGCGCTGCATGGGATAAATCCAGTTCCACCAGTAATACTATGAAAAATTTTGCTCTATTAAGATGCACAGAAGGAGTTCAACGATCCGGATGGGGAGGTACAGGATATGAAGGTACTGGGTCAGGTACTCCTGCAGTGAGTGGTACAATAAAATTAACTCAAACCGGTAGAAATGTAGACTGTGTAATTTGTGATGAAAATGGTATTGTATGGGGTCATCCAGAATATAACTCCAACCCAGATGGCAGCAGCGGTTCTAATAGAACTGTTCAGTACAATTGGGAACAACACAATACCGCAGTGAGGGGGACATCTCCAGGAAACTATGCATATGGCACAGGAAGTCACTCCACACACGTATCAGGCACTGTGGCAGGCAACACTCAAGGTTGGGCCAGAGATGCCAATATTTACAATATCTATTATGATGCTGGTAATACGTATCCGTATTTTCAATATACATTTGACTATATAAGAGAATTTCATAGAAATAAATCTGTAAACGCCGCTACCGGTAGAAAAAACCCTACCATAGTGAATAATAGCTGGGGAATGAGTATATTTCCTGGAGAATGGGCTCTCACTGATATCACTGCAGTGACCTACAGAGGCACTCGATACGTTCCAACTGGTGGAACCACTACTTATAATGGATTCAGTGGAGTGTGTACAGCATCCACAAGATTGGCCACATTGATTAATTTTGAAAATAATGGAAATAGAATCACCACTACAGGTACAGCAGATCAAGGAGAAGGAGCTCTAATTTCAAATCCTTCTTCATGGACTAAAGACTCTAATTATCATGCTAGTATCGCTGGAGTAACACAGCCTGCGAGCAGTTACACAATTCGAATGAGCACCGATACTGTAGGAGCGGGTGTACGGGTTCAAAGCGATGTATC